CGGTAAAGACGGTAAAGATGGTAAAGATGGTAAAGATGGTAAAGATGGTAATAGTGACGGCGATAGCGATGGTGACGTATCTCCTGAACCACAACCAGAACCACAACCAGAACCACAACCAGAACCAGAACCTGAGCCTGAACCAGAAGTAGATAATTTTGCAACTCAATGGTTAATCTTAAAAGCTAAACTTCTGGCTGCAGGTTTACCTGAATCTACTGTAGATAATAGCGTTAATTATTTTAGAACTATTCTTAAAGATGGTAAATTTGCTGGAACGCCTAACGAACTTGAAAATGTAGTAGATCAGTATTTATATTTACCTACATATCAGTCTAAGGCTGGAGAAGTAGTTGATTCACCATTCTACAAAGACTTTGGTAAGTTCAATGAGAAGCTTACTACTCGTAAAAAACCAGGTGAACTTGTAGGTCTTGTTCTAGGTTATAGAAGAGTTATTGATAAGTATGTCACTAGCGATACAGCTAAAACTGCATTCAAAAATGACGACTCAATAACAAAATACATGCAGAATGATGTGTCTGTTGCCGAACTTGATGAGCGTGCTAATGCTGCTCGTCTACGTTCTATCAATGCTGATCCTTTCTATGTTAAAGCTCTTATGGAACTTAAATACATAGATGCTTCTTCGGACCTAACAGCATTTTACCTAGACCCAAATGTAGGTACTAAAGCTCTTGAAGATCGTCGTACTGCTGGTGCATTCGCTACTGAAGCAGTCCGTAGAGCATCTGAAGCTACAGGTATCAAACTAGATACAGAATTTGCTAGACAGCAAGCTGCTCGTCTCACACAACTTGGTTATAGTGAGGCACAAATTACTCAGCTAGCAGGCGAAGGATACGAGAATATATCAGAACAACTCAGACCTACTGAGAAGTTATCTGGTATCTATGAGCGTAATCTAACAGGCGGTGCAGTTGATGCTGCTAAAGTACAACAAGAACTTCAGTCCGAGCAGTTCCTTGGAACAGCATCGGAACGTCGTAAGAGACTTAAAGAACAGGAAATCCAGGCGTTTAGAGGACAGTCTGGAATAGGAACAACAGCCCTTCGCTCCACAGCGATAGGCATACTCTAAAAGAATCCCGACATGGATCTATCGGCCCCATGCGGTGTATTAGACCGATAGTACGAGCCAATATCTATTCCCCTGTAGATATTGAGGCGTGCGCCAACTACTAGAAAGGGAGAGTTGCTATGAGCAACAACCGCGATAACTACTGGGATGACGAAGATGAAGATGATGACTTTACGCCATCATACGAATCGGAAACTGACCTTGTAAAGAAACTGCGTAAGGCTTTGAAGTCTGAGCAAAAGAGAAACAAGGAACTCGAAAGTTCACTAGGTGAACTCAGCAAGTCCCAAAGAGAGCGGATTTTGAAGGACGTATTTTCGTCCCGTGGCGTAAACCCAAAGGTTGCCGCATTTGTACCATCTGACTTGGATGCTTCGGAAGAAGCTATCGCAGCTTGGTTAGACAACAATGCCGATGTATTCGGCTTTGAAGTTAAACCAGAGCAAGAAGTAAGTCAGCGTGACGTCGCAGCTTTGCGACAGATAGATGCTGTAACAAGTGGTGCTTTATCCCCCGACAAGTCTGAAGATATAGCATTTCGTATTAACAATGCTAACTCTGAAGATGAAATCCTAAAACTTATCTACGGTTCACAATCGTAGCCACTTCGACCAAAAAGGATAGGTAAATGCCTAACTTGTATACCTCTGCTGCTTTGCCAGCAGGTCAAGCGGGTACAGTTGTCGGTGCTAACCTTGTTACTCAGGCGTATGACAAGCTCGTAGAGTTCGCTCTTCGTTCCGTTCCGTCATTCCGTGCTGCAGCTGACAAGAAGCCTGCACAGCAATCCCACGCAGGTTCATCTGTATTGTTCCAACTTTACAATGACCTCGCAGTAGCTACCTCACCATTGACAGAAACTGTTGATCCAGATGCTGTTGCAATTCCTGCAACAAGCACAGTCGCAGTTACCCTCAATGAGTATGGTAACTCAATCATTTCAACTCGCAAGCTCGACCTCTTCTCACTCGCTGATGTAGAGCCAGCTCTTGCAAACATTGTTGCATTCAACATGAATGACTCACTCGACACAGTTGTCCGTGATGTTCTAAATGGTGGATCACAGGTAATCCGCGAATCCGCTGGATCACTTTCCACCTCTGCAGCAATCACAACCATCACTGGTTCTGACACAATCAAGTCACGCGATATCCGCTACGCAGTAGCCAAGCTTCGCGCAGCAAACGTTGTGCCACGCCGTGGTTCTCTATACGCTTCCTACATTCACCCAGAGGTTTCACACGATCTTCGTGCTGAGACAGGAACTGCAGGATGGCGTCAGCCACACGAGTACGTAGATACCTCAAACATCTACGCAGGTGAGCTTGGAACATACGAAGGCGTTGCTTTCGTAGAGTCACCACGCCTACCAAACTCACAGGCTGGTTCAGGANCTGGCGGAAGCCAGGTTCGTGTGTTCTCAACATTCGTAATGGGTCAACAGGCTCTTGCAGAAGCAGTTGCAGAAGAACCACACACAGTTATCGGTCCAGTTACAGACAAGTTAATGCGTCTCCGCCCAATCGGCTGGTACGGCGTACTTGGATGGAACCGTTACCGTTCAGAATCTCTATGGCGTATCGAAACAGCATCGTCTGTTCGTCCAACCGTTTAGTTAATTAACTGACTGCTGGGCAGGGGAAACCCTGCCTAGTGGTGAGTTCATTAAAGGAGAACTATGGCTTTCTACTTCACACCACCAACAGTATCTGAAGGACCTGCAGGAGACAACGTACTGCACTACAGATATAAACTGGAACGTGGTATCACTGTAATCAAGGAGAATGATGTCTATCGTCAAGAACGTTTTCCGTATGCTGAAGATTTGGCTAATGCTGACTTGTATTACTTGGGTGGTCACCGTTATGAAATTTCATCTGCAGAAAAAGCATCGCTAGAAGCAGCGGGGTACACAGTAGAAACTGTATAGGGGGAACATGTTACACAGAAGTACACATCCTACAGATGTAGAAGGTTGCTTTGGATGCAAAATCCTAGGCATAAGCCTTAACGCAGGAGAAGCATCAACTAGAACCAGTATGTCCACCAAGAAGTGGGATGCTGAGTTGCAGGCTTATAGAGATGCTAGAGCACAAGGGATTCAACCGTCATCAACTCGTATGAAAGATATACAAGTGGCAGTTGAGGTAAGTAACAGAGCAGGAAAGGCGTTCAAAGCGGACGACTCAACAGGAGGGTTAATATAATGCCGATGGTTAGCGGAAAGAAGTTCCCTTACACAGCTAAGGGTAAGAAGGCAGCCAAGATGTATGCAAAGGCTGAGAAAATGGAAGAAAAGGCCATGATGATGAAGGCCAAGAAGAAAGCCGTTAAGAAGAAAGCGAAAAAGAAATAATGGCCGAAAAGAAAATTAAGAGAATCACCGGATCAGCAAGTACTTCTGCTGTGCCAGCAAAACCAACAAGCATGGGTGGCCGTAATTCTTTTTACGATACCAGTGGGTATAATCCAATTCAAAAAGCTGCTAGCACTGTAGGCAAATACGTTGGAAATATTAAAAAAGAAGTTGGTCAATATGCTGGCAGTTATCGTAAAACAATTGGAGCACAGAATGAAGCACGTACTGTACCACCTTCAATGCGCCCTGCTGCTAAAGCTAGAGCTAATGCTGCCGCAGCTTCTAATAAGAAAGACCTTGGTCAACTTGCCGGAGCAATCCTACAAGGACGTCGCTACGACAAAAAAGGCAGAATCAAATAATGTCATCTGGACAACATAAGACCCATCACGGTTTTAACTCTGTCCAGATTAAGGACGGGAAAGTGGTTCGTCTAAATAAGAACGGAACCGTAAGAGCAGTATTAGGAAAGTACGGAGAGTATGGCAAGCAAAAGAGATCCTAGGCTCGCAAGAGCAGGAGTTTCAGGCTTTAANAAACCTAAACGTACCCCTACTCACCCNAAAAAGTCTCATGTAGTTGTGGCTAAGCAGGGTGAACAAGTAANAACAATCCGCTTTGGAGAACANGGTGCTAGCACAGCTGGCAAACCTAAAGCTGGAGAGTCACAACGTATGAAGATGAAACGCAAAAGTTTCAANGCGCGTCATCGTAGAAATATATCCAAAGGAAAAATGAGTGCCGCATATTGGGCAGATAAGGTGAAATGGTAATGTCGAAATCATTCGATAGAAGCGCAGCTAAGAAAGCTGGCGCAAAAAGAGGGCTTCCAAAAGGTGGAGGCAAAGGCGCTAAGGGAGAAAGACTTTACACTCCTGTAAGCCAAGCAACAATCGATAAAATTAAAAAGATGGGTATGACTAAGGCACTTGCTAAGGCAGGTAAGACCCCTAAGGGTGCTCGTGCTGAGTTCATCCAAGGTGTAAATCGTATGTACGGTGCTAAGCGCGTAGCCGCTGCTCGTGCTAAGGCTGCTCCTGCAGCTAAGTCTCCAGATGCTGCTCGTGCCGCTTACGCTAACAANCCTGCTGTAAAGAAGGCTGCTGTTAAGAAAGCTGCTCCTAAGAAGTACACATCTAAGTCACCTAAGCCAATGAATCNAAAGGGTNTATTCCCTGGACTACTAGGTGGCAAGAAGTAACAATGTCATACACCAAACCAGGTCTACGTGAATCCATTAAGAAACGAGTCCTTGCTGGCTCTAGCGGTGGTAGACCTGGACAATGGTCAGCGCGTAAAGCGCAACTTGTAGCACAACAGTACAAGAAGGCTGGTGGTGGCTACACAGGTAGCAAATCCAGCAAACAAAAATCTTTATCTAAATGGACTAAAGAAGAGTGGGGAACCAGATCTGGTAAACCTAGCACTCAAGGTTCTAAAGCAACTGGAGAGCGTTACTTGCCTAAGAAGGCACGTCAGGCTCTAAGCAAGAAAGAGTACGCGGCTACTTCTGCTAAGAAGCGTCGTGATACCAAGTCTGGTAAACAGTTCTCCAAACAACCTAAATCAATTGCTCGAAAGACAGCGAGGTATAGATAATGGCAGTCGGAAATACAGGTTCCCCGTTTAGTGCTGAACTAAATCGACTTGCTAATGGTGGTACTTACAGAACTCCACTAAACGTTGTGGGAGACAGTCTTGCTGCTAATCAATGGGCTGGCACAACTAGCCAAAGCATCCAAGGCGCGCTTAATCGTAAAGATGGACGCACGGATCCCAAAACCTTCCTTGACATCCAAGGTATTTGTAATGTGCTAGCAGGAACCGATGGTCTTGCTGCACCCGAAGCTCTGAGAAGGATATCGTCCTAATGACATCAACTCTTGCCAATTTGGTAGATGAAGTTCTCCTAAATCTTAATGGCTATACGATGCGACAAGATCGCACCACTCACCTTACTGCCGACATCAACTCCTCAGCTCTAATCTTGAACCTAGGTAGCGTATCCAATATTGGCAAGGGTGTTGTCGAAATCGACGATGAAATGATTTGGCTGGATAGTTATGACCGCGTGTCGAGCACAGCAACTGCAGCTCCATACGGTCGTGGCTATCAAGGCACAACGGCTATTAGCCACACCACTAACACCAAGGTAACTATCTCNCCTACCTTCCCTAGACTCTCTATCAAGCGTGCTATCAATGACAGCATCAAAGCGGTCTTTCCNCAGCTTTTTGGAGTAGATAAAACAACCTTTAGTCTTACTGCCACCCAGTCCACATACAGCCTCCCATCGGCCATAGACGACGTTTTAGGGGTATCCTGGGACACTCCTGGCCCTACCGGGGAATGGATGCCTGTCAAACAATGGCGTCACGATAAAATGGCTAATTCAGCTACGTACGCTACTGGTCAAACTATTTCGGTTTATGACCGTATTACCCCAGGTCGGACTGTACAGGTAACGTACAGTAAAGAACCTAGCATTCTTGTTAATAATAACGATGTCTTTGAAACGGTAACTGGATTACCTTCATCTACTAAAGATGTTATTGTTTATGGGGCTTCTTATCGTCTAGCCTCCTTTATCGATCCAGGCCGTCTTACATTTACTTCTGCCGAGGCAGACCAAGCTGATACTAAAATTCAATTTGGCTCTGGCTCTAATGCTGCTCGATTTATGCTCGCACTTTACCAGCAACGCCTTGCCGAGGAAGCAGGCAAGTTGCGTGGCCAATACCCAGTCCGAATCCACTACACGAGGTACTAATGACAATACGTAAATATCTCTCTACATCTCAGGAGACCACGCTTACATCAGCGATGAACTCCTCTCAGACAACGATGGTTGTCAACTCTGCAGCGGGTTTGCTTGGTAGCATCACCCCAGCAGCAGGTGAAACCTTCACTATTGTCATTGACCCAGATACTTCGCTCGAAGAAATTGTCGATGTAATTGCTCCCTCTAACCCAGGTAGCAACACATTAACAGTTAATCGTAACATCGATGGAACTGCAGCAATTGCTCACTCTGCTGGTGCAAAGGTTCGTCACATGGCTATCGGCCGTGACTTCCGTGAAGCCAATACACACCAAGAAGGTAACCTTACAGCTCACGCTGCTACCACCTCTGCTCAGTTGGCTTCGGTCATCTCAGATGAGACTGGTACTGGCTCACTAGTCTTCAACACAAACCCTACAATTGTCACTCCAACTATCGCATCATTTACTAATGCGACCCACAACCACACTAATGCTGCTGGTGGTGGAACCCTTACCTCAGCTGCTGTCTCTGACTTTACAGAAGCAGCACAAGATGCTGTTGGAGATATGTTCTCTGGTAACACAGAGTCAGGTATTTCAGTCACTTATGACGATGCCACAGGTAAGGTTAATTTTGACGTAAACGATCCAGTCATCTCAATTGATGGAGATATTGCTGGTTCGGCTACGATGACCAACCTCGGCAACGTAACCATCAACACAGGTATTACTGCTGGCGTTATCGTGAATGCGGACATTTCGGGCGCAGCCGCTATCGCGCCTTCTAAGATCGCAGGTACAGCAATTACTGCTGCTGACACAGGCACAGTTACCTCCGCGATGATTGCCAACGATACTATCGTCAATGCTGATATCAACACCTCTGCCCAGATTGCTTACGGCAAGTTAAACCTTGCTAACAGCGTTACAAACGCTGACATTAATGCTTCTGCTGCAATTGACTGGAGCAAGATAGCGCCTTCTGCCACCATATCCACTACAGAACTTGGATATCTTGACGGTGTTACTTCTGCTATCCAAACTCAGTTAGATTCTAAACTAGCAACTTCTACAGCAGCCAGTACTTATGCTCCTCTTGCTAGCCCTGCGCTAACTGGTACACCTACAGCACCTACTGCTGCTGCTAATACCAATACAACTCAGATTGCCACAACAGCATACGTTCAGACAGAAATCAATGACTTGATTGCTGCCGCACCTGGAGCACTAGATACTCTTAATGAGTTGGCTGCAGCCCTTGGTAACGATGCAAGCTTCTCAACCACAGTAACCAACTCTTTGGCTACTAAGTTGAACCTATCTGGTGGCACTATGACTGGTGCTATCGCTATGGGTACCAACAAGATTACAGGTCTTGGTGATCCAACAAGTAATCAAGATGCTGCAACTAAATACTATGTAGATAACACAGTAGTTGCTCCTAGCAACCTGACTGGAGTAATTACATCGGTAGGTAATGCAACATCTACAGGTGCTCAGACTGGTAGTGGTAATACCTTTGTAATGCAGACTAGCCCGACACTGACAACACCTAATATTGGCGTTGCTACTGCTACCAGTATCAATGGTACTACGATCCCTAGCAGCAAGACTCTTGTAGCAACAGATTCAACCCAGTATGTAGTCCCAAGTCAAACAGGAAACTCTGGTAAGTATCTTACTACAGACGGAACCACATCATCCTGGGCAAGCGTAGATGCTCTACCTAGCCAGACAGGAAACTCAGGAAAATATTTAACCACAGACGGAACTACCGCTTCGTGGGCAGTCATTACAACCGACCCAACGCCAACCGTGTTTATGCTCGGTGGAATGTAACTAAGGAGAAATAAATGCCAACAACCTATAAAGTCCTTGGGCAATCAAACCCATCGGCAACAACAGCAACAGCGCTGTATACAGTACCATCAACAACACAGGCTGTTGTGTCTACGATTACAGTATGTAATCAGGCTGCAGCAGCAGCAACATATCGCGTTGCAGTACGCCCAGATGGAGCAGTACTAGCAGCACAACACTATGTAGTTTATGATGCATCGCTACCTGCTAATGCTACAGACACATTAACTCTTGGTATTACATTAGGTGACACAGATGTAATCACTGTCTATGCATCAACTGCAACTATGTCTTTCTCAGCCTTTGGAAGCGAGTTATCATAATATGACTATTGGAAGAATACCCTCGATAGAGGGAGGAATCCAGCCAACTATCTTTGATGCTAAAGCGGATATTCTTACCGCTACCGCAGCAGATACTCCAGCAAGGCTGGCAGTTGGAAATAATGGCGACACTCTTGTCGCGGATAGTGCCGCTAGCACAGGGCTTCGCTGGCAAGCATCGCAAGCCGCTGGAAAAAATTACGCAATCAACGGCGCTTTTGATGTATGGCAGCGCGGAACTTCATACAACCTAACGACAACTGTGGCCTATGGTTTTGCCGATAGATGGGCTGCTAATCAAGATTC